AGTCCTGCATGACAATGGAACCGGGATTGACCCGTCGGGCAAATCATGTGCAGTCTGTAGCCTGCAAGACCATCGATGATGGCGCCCGCCGGCAGAAATGCCGAGCGGGTTTTTGCGTTGGAGGCTTAATGATGAGCCACGAAGACACTCCAAACGCCGTTGGCTTACGAGAAGCCGCCGAGTAATAGAAAATGAGCAATGCTGATATTGCAATGGCTCTCTACTGCATTGCTATACCAATTGGTATAGCAGCATCAGTGCTGCTGGCGCTTGGCGCTATTGGGAAGTTGTGATCCACGAAATAGCCCAGGCAATTTGGCTAGACACTCCAAAAGGCCTGGCCCTCGCAAAGTTCCTCGTGGACCGAGGCATCGACAGCGACAACGAATGGATCTGCATCATCAACGAGACCGGTGAAATCTGGTCATTCGATAATTCAGACGTTCGGGTGACCAAAAGCCTGACGCTCGGCCGCCGCTGTGAGTGGAACCAAGATCGCACAGATCAACCAGCCAAGCATGGAACTCCAAACAGCATGAAGCGAATGCTTCGAGCAGGGAAAATCTGAGATGGCCGCCCGTAAGGTCAAAATTCGCCACGACGAAGAAACCCGCGCCAAGATCAAGGTCGGCAATATCATCGCTCGCCTGGAGAAGCTGATTGCCGGTCAAATCGAGATGGCACCGCACGCCGTTACCGCAGCTTTGGGACTTCTACGCAAGACATTGCCAGACCTTACATCAGTTGAACATTCGGGCGAGATCGCAAAGACTTATGTTGCCCGTTTGCCACAGCCCATCAATGACATCGTAGAATGGCAAAAACAGACGGCTCGGAACCTGCAGTAATATGGGAACCGCAGCCAAGACAGTCGGCTTTCATCACGTGTCCGGCCGATGATACTGGCTTCGGCGGCGCGCGTGGTGGCGGCAAGTCTGATGGCGTTGTCGGCGACTGGATCAGCCATGAGGACACGTTCGGAGAGCATGCGATCGGCATCGCGTTCCGTCGGGAGCGGACGCAGCTAGTTGAGCTGATCGAGCGCTCGAAGCAGGTTCTGAACCCGCTCGGCTATCGCTGGCACGAACAGGACAAGTACTTCAGGGGGCCAAAGGGCGGCCGGCTCCGGTTCACGTATCTGGAGAGCGATTCCGACGCTGATGCGTATCAGGGGCACAGCTACACGAGGCTGTATCCTGAGGAAATGGGCACGTTTCCTAGTGAGGTGCCGATCAACAAGATGCAGGCGACGCTGAGAAGCGGCAACGGCGTGCCGTGCCAGATGAAGGGAACTTGCAACCCTGGAGGCCCAGGCCATCAGTGGGTCAAGGCGAGGTACAAGCTGGATCTGCATCCGCGGGGAATGGAGGTTTTCCGGTTCGAGTTCGAGAACCCGTTCACCAAGAAGAAGATCGAGAAGACGAGGGTTTTCATTCCGTCAAAGGTGAATGACAACAAATATCTGGGTGATGATTACGTCGCGAACCTGTTTCAGGTCGGTTCCGACACGCTGGTCAGGGCTTGGCTTGAGGGCGATTGGTCGGTGATTGACGGAGCGTTCTTCGACAACTGGTCGACTGAACGACATGTCGTCAGGCCTTTCGAGATCCCGGAAGACTGGACGCGGTTTCGCTCTGGTGACTGGGGATCGGCCAAGCCCTTCTCGTTTGGATGGTGGACGGTTGTCGGCGACAAGTTCAAGACGCCTAGCGGGGTTTGGCTGCCGCGCGGTTGCCTGGTGCGTTACCGGGAATGGTACGGGATGCAGCCTGGAAAGCCGAATGTCGGGCTTAAGATGCATGCTGAGAAGGTTGGCGAGCATCTGGCGCTACTGGAAGCTTCTGATCCTCGCCTTGTTGGTGGTGTTCTGGATCCTGCGGCTTTCAGCGAGGATGGTGGGCCATCTATTGCGGAACGCGTCAACGCCGAGCTGATCAAGAAGAAGCTGGTTCCGTTTCGGCCGGCGGACAACAAGCGTGTGCCAGGCCGCGGCGCCATGGGCGGCTGGGATCAGATGCGCGGCCGGCTCGACGGAGATGACGACGGGCTGCCGATGATGGTGATGTTCTCGACGTGCGTTGACAGCATTAGGACCATCCCCGCGTTGCAGCACGACCCGCTGAAGCCTGAGGATCTGGATTCGGACATGGAAGACCATGCGGCGGACGATGTCCGGTATGGCTGCATGTCTCGTCCGTGGATTCGGAAGAAGTCGGCAGACGATAAGCCGAAGAATCTATCGGGCTACAAGCGCGTCGATACCGCTAACACAGAAAGCTTCAAGGCATACTGATGCAGCCATCCCTTAGCCCTCCTGAGGTCACTTCCTCGGGGGCTATAACTGCGTCCAATGACGACAGCGCCGGGGCATATCTTCCTGTCGATAAGCTGAAGAAGCAGTATTATGACTACCTCGGCGCCAAATCTGCTGAGATCGAGGAAGCAAGGCAGGCCAGGCACTATTATCATGGCGATCAGTGGACCGAGGCGGAAATCGCCGTCCTGCAGCGCCGCAAGCAGCCTGTTGTCACCTCGAACCGGATCGAGCGCAAGATCAACGCGGTCGTTGGGATCGTCGAGAAGCTTCGGCAAGATCCCAAGGCGTTTGCTCGCACCCCGAAGCATGAACAGGGCGCTGACTTGGCGACCGCGGTCATGCGGTATTGCCTCGACAACAACGATTGGAAGTCCAAGAGCACCCGGAACGCTCGGCTCGGCGCTGTTGACGGCATTGCCGGGTGTGAATTCGATCTGGAGCCTGGTGACCACGGCGACCCGGATCTGGCTATCCACATCGTCTATGCTGACACGTTCTTCTACGACCCGCGGTCGTTTGATGAGGGATTCACCGATGCCCGTTATATGGGCATCGCCAAGTGGGTAGACGTTGACCAGGCAAAGGAACTTGTCCCGGCCAAATCGGCTGAGATCGACGACCTGATGGAAGAAGGGTCGGACATCACCTCGGCGGCCGATCAGGACCGCGAACGCGTCTGGGTCAATACCAGCCTGAAGCGACTGCGGATGGTCGATCATTGGTACATCAACAAGGGCCGGTGGTGCTGGACATTGTATATCGGCAACACTGTCATGATGCAGGGTGTCAGTCCGTTCCATGACAAGAAGGGCAAGACCTTCCCGCGCTATCTGATGTTCTCGGCGAACGTGGATCATGACGGCGACCGGTATGGGTTCGTCCGATCGCTGAAGAGCGCCCAGGACGAGGTCAACATGCGGCGCTCCAAGGCGCTGCATCTGCTCAATAGCCGGCGCGTCATCTCCGAGAAAGGCGCCGTTGATGATGTTGCAACCGCCCAGAGGGAATGGGCAAAGCCTGACGGGTGGGTTGAGATCAACCCAGGCCTGAAGATGGAGCCGGACGACGCAGCATCGCAGGCCGACTTCAAGGGCCAGCTCGAGATGCTGCAGGAGGCGAAGAACGAAATCGAGAACTTCGGCCCAAACCCGGCGCTGATCGGGCAGGGGCTTGAGGACTCCAGCGGCCGGGCGATTGCGCTATTGCAGCAAGCCGGCATGGCGGAACTCGGCCCGTATCTGTCCGCGTTCAAGAACTGGAAGATCAGGATTTACCGGGCGATCTGGGACATCGTCACCGAGCACTGGAAGGCTGAGCGCTGGATCCGGGTTACCGACGATCAGGACGTTGCACAGTTTTTCCAGATCAACAAGATGGAGGTGGATCAATACGGCCATCCGACCATCGTGAACGCGATCGGCTCGATGGACGTTGATTTCATCATCGATGAAGGCCCGGACACCATCAATCAACAGGCGGATTCGGCCGCTACGCTGCAGGCGCTCGGGCCGCAGTTCTCCCAGCAGTTCCCGGAACTGGCAATTGAACTGAGCCCGCTAGAATCTCGGGTCAAGACGCTGATGCTGAGCAAGATCAAGCAGAAGCAGAGCGCGCCGCCACAGCCAGACCCGAAGATCGCGGCCGATGCTGCAACCAAGCAGGCTCAGATGGTCGCTGATGGCCATAAGGTCGCGGCCGACAACAGCCTGGAATGGCGCAAGGCGCAGCTGCAGGCCTTGACCTCCATCGAGGTTGCGCGGATCGGTGCCAAATCGGATAAGGACAGTTCGATACTGGCAGCCAGGCTTGAGGCGGCGATCGGCTTCGGCCAGATGGCGCAAGACCATATCAACGCGGCTCAGGACCGCGCGCACGAGGCGGTACAGAACGACGCTGATCGGCAGCACGAACAGGATTTAGCGGCACAACAGGCGCAGGCCCAACAGGCCGCGCAGCAGCCGGCCGCATGATTTGCTGACTATAGCTCAACGGTAGAGCCCGCTGCCAAGTAGGCGGCGCGACGAAGGTTCGACTCCTTCAAGTTGGCACCAAGATCGCACGAGCCGGCGAAACAGGTTCAAAGACTACCCGTCCGCCCGAACGACAGAGGGCAACACGTATGCGCGACGAAACCGCGAAAGGGTGAAGTATGGCTATCGAGGCTCTTGAAGGACTGACTGACCAAGACCTGTTCGACGAAGCAAACCGCGACGACGAAGCACCGGCCGAAGAGGTTGTTGCTGATGCGCCTGCGGAGCCAGAAGGACAGGCCGAGCAACTACGCGATGACGCAGGCCGATTTGCCGCACAGGCAGAGACCACTGCAACCGAGCCGCCGGCAAGAGCGCCTGTGGACGACAACGCAGCGATGGTTCCGTCATGGCGGGTACGGGAGATCAATGACGAGAAGCGGACGCTTGCCGATAGGCTGGCTGCACTGGAGGCCGACAAGGCCAACTGGCAGCGAACCCAGGCAGCGCCGGCAGCTCCTCAACCCCCGGCGAAGGTGGAAGCACCTGACCCGTTGCTCGATCCGGCGGGATATCGGGATTTCATCCGCAACGAACTGCGCGAAGAACGCCTGAACGATCGCCGGGAAGACAGTCTGGCAGCTGCTCACAAGACCTATAAGGGTGAATTCGAAGAGGCTTACGCGTCTGCACAGAAGCATATCGACCCTGCTCTCAAGGCTCGAATGCAGCAGTCGCGCGACCCCGGCGAAACCCTGATCAAATGGTACCGTGAGGAGAAGACAAAAGCCGAAGTAGGCGACGATCTCAACGCATTCCGTCAACGTGAGCAGGAGCGTTTGCTTTCCGATCCGGCCTTCCTGGCGAAGGCGATCGAGAAGGCCCGCGGCCAGGCTCAACCGGCAGCCCTACAAGGCGCGCCGGCAGTATCGCTTCCGCCATCCCTGACCCGAGCCACCAACGCCTCCGCAGCCACATCCGCGGATGACGATGATATCTCGGACGATGGGCTCTGGCGCCACGCCAACGCCTAGAAACCAGCCGCATTTCTGACGATCGACCCGCCTTGATGGCGGGTTTTTTGTTGGCGGCTTCAGAAAGGACAAGCCGTCATGGCTCTTACCACCATTCAGACCAACAACAAGCTCATCAAGTTCACGAAAAGCGTCAACCGCGAGTGGGTCCGCGAGAACTACTTCGCTACCTACATGGGCGAGGCCATCACCTCGATCATCCGCAAGCGCATGGATCTGGTATCCGGCGGCGAGCAGATGAACATTCCGATGGTGGCCCGCCTCGCCGGCACCGCGATTGCTTCCGGTACCCTGGCCGGCAACGAGGAGTCCGTTGACAACTACGGCATGCGCGCCTGGATCGACTGGGCCCGAAACGCGGTCAAGACCAACAAGGCCGAGAAGCACAAGGATTCGTCGGCGATCTTCGACGTGGCCCGTCCCTTGCTTGCGGACTGGCTGAAGGAACTGACCCGCGACGAAATCTGCGACGCGTTCTATGCGCTGGTATCGGAATCCGCTCCGGCCGGTCTCAACAGTTCCGCTGGCCAGCGCGTCAACGGCATCCTGTTCGACGCTTCGACCGCGGCCCAGAAAAACACCTGGGTTTCGGACAACTCCGACCGGGTGCTGTTCGGCAAGCTCAAGTCGAACTACTCGGCGACCTTCGCGACCGCGACCGCGACGCTCGACACCACGGACGACAAGTGCAACCGCGCTGCGATGCGGCTGCTCAAGCGGATCGCCCGCACCGCGAACCCGCGCCTGCGCCCGTTCAAGACCGTTGATGGCAAGGAGTACTTCGTTGCCTTCCACGGCACACGGACGTTCCGGGATCTGAAGATCGACCTGGAAACCATCAACAAGGATGCCCGCCCGCGCGAGGGCAACGGCATGAACAAGAACCCGATCTTCCAGGACGGCGATCTGCTCGACGATGGCGTGATCCATCACGAGGTGCCTGAGTTGGAGACCCGCGTTCCGACCTATTACACCAACGCGGGTTCGGGTGGCACCACCGACGTTCGCCCGGTCTGGCTGTGCGGACAATCGGCCATGGTGATGGCCTATGGCCAGATGGCCAAGCCCACGCAGCTCGACAACACCGACTACGGCTTCAACCAAGGTGTTGGCATCGAGACGGCGTATGGAGTCGGAAAAATGTTCAAGAAGACCACCGACAGCAAGCTGAAGGAATGGGGCGTCGCAACTGCGTTTTTCGCAGCGGCGGCCGATTCCTGATCCACGGACATGAGAGCGGGGTAATTCCCGCTCTTTTCCCTCACACAGAAGGATTATCACCATGTCCGCATCGGGCATTGCCCGGAATGACGGTTCTCAGAACGTTCATTTCATCGGCAGAGACATCGCCTACAACACCGTCGGCATCGGCACAGCTGATACCGTCAAGGTCGGCCGCATCCCGGCCGGCTCCCGGCTGATGCCGGTTCAGGTCCACGTTACCACCGCGTTCAATGCCGCTACCACAAACGTGCTTACGGTTGGCCAGAACGCCACCGCGGACACGGATATCGTCGCAGCGGGAGAACTGAACGAAGGCGTTACCGGGGCAACCATTGTCGGTACCGGCTGCGCGCTGACGTTCGCGAGCGATACCGACATTTACGTTCGGTACACCCAGACCGGCACCGCGGCCACGGCCGGCGCCGCAACCATCCTCATCCCCTACTTCCCGCCGAACTGGTAAGGAAACACCAACATGACAACCTTCGTAATGGACGGCGGGATTGATGGCTACGGCCAGGCAACCTCAACCGGCGCGGCGCTCCTAGTTGACGGCACGACGGTGTTTACCGTCGCTGGAGGACCTATCCGGATCGTTGATCTGTTCTCCATGGTGATCGTCGGCGGCGATGCCACGGCCGCAACTCTGAAGTGGAACGCTGACGGAACTGTCGGCGCTGCCACCGACTTCACCGCTGCGTCGGCGGCCCTGACCAGCCTTGCGGCTGGCGGTATCGTCTACAACAACTTCACGACGCTATCCACGGCTCCGGTGATCACCCAGACCAACGGTGTTGCTCTGGCCGGGCCGACGGCGGCCACCGGCGGCGGCATCTATGTTCCTGCCGGCATCATCAAGATGGTGATCGGCTCGGGTCCGACCGTCACCGCAACCTACCAGCACTTCATGCGCTGGATTCCGATGGCGCGCGGCGTCACCGTCACCCCGGCCTTCTAAGGAGATCCCATGTCAACACCCTCTGCACGAAACGACGGCACGCAGAAGATGATGTTTCTGCGCAAGCGTGTTCTCTACTCCAGCAACGGCACTACGATCACGGTCGGCAAACTTCC